GGGGCTGTCACCCCCATCTCTCTGCGTAACGCGTTGCTCCTCGAGCCGATGAAGACTGGGTCAGTGCGACCAAAACAGGGAAATTTTTCACGACCTGGAAAGTCTCGTTTTTGACAACTTCTGTGACTTTTTAAAACCCTTTATTTGCAAGGATTTCCGAGCCTCCGAAATGAGCGCCCGAAGCTCAGGCCGGGTCGGTCGGAAAAAACAAAAATACGCAGGTGACATCCGGTTGATGCGAACGTTTCCAAGGCGGGACTCTCGAGCTTCAGCGCCAGACATCTGGTGAGTAGCGAAGTCTCGAGCTAAGTGGTGGCGCAGAGACGAAGGTTTGCTAGTTCCCGCAGGGGACAAGCATCCTGAGGAACGGAGCGACCGACGTAAGCGAGAGCGTAGCGGTAGTTAGTGGGGCGGGGCTACTGACATCACCCGAGAGTGACGTCTAAAGGTTTAGTAATCCTGCACCCAATCCCACGTGCCATCGGGAGAAAGAACAACATCTGCAGGGTGGAGGCATTCATTCAAGGTCGTGTCTTGATTCAGATTCGGAAATTCTTTTGCGTTCCAGGTGAAGTCAACGTTCAAAGTTACATCGCACTCAGGTTCCATCCCGATTTCCGAGACTTTGATAATTCCGATGGTGAGCCCTGCGGCTACCGATGACCAAAACGCAACACGAACGAATGTCCGCACCGCATAATAGAGGTTTGATTTCTGTTTCATGTAGACGATTATAAAAAACGCTTTTATAAAAGTCAAGCATCCAACAAATGTCAAACTTTTTGACGACCGTGTGTTAGGGTGCACAGCGAACCCGAACATCCGAGGTTCCGCTAATGAAGGAAGTCCGCCATGGCAAGTCTGCTTGGTTCCATCTTTGTATTTTGTGCACTCGTCGCCGCTTTTGACTGAGCTTCCCGCCGTTCGACCGTAGCAACGAAAAAACGCACGCATGTCATTGCGGTGCTCCCCCCGGGACTAACAAGAGCGATGTCTCTGAACTGGTACGACCCTATTCAAAAAAAGAAATGAGTAGTGAGTTGTCATTCTGCTTAACTGAGCCTCGTCGTAACTTCTTGTAGTGAGGCACGAACGTAAAGAGTGGAGACGCGGCGTTGTTAAGTAGATGATACGAACGGATGTAAAGATATGAGAGAAGAAGGGGGAGGCGGGGCTATCAACCTCGGCTTATACTGACAACATGGCTCAATACGTATGCGAACTCTGCAAGGAACCAATCCTCGACATCTCCGTGGGCACGTACCACTACGTCAAGGCCTGGGTAAAAACCGGCAGCAATGCGAACCCTCGGCATGTGGAGAAGCTTTTCATGTATGCGCACGCCGTTTGCACCGAGCTTTCTAAGCCGGAACTCACACAAGCGACCCAGGGCGCGAGCCTTTTTGACTGATGGCCGACCCGGTAAATAAAAAAACTGCACCACAGCGCGCAGTTGTTGACGTTGAACGCACCGGCGGATGGGGAGCTGTCGAATATCGGCACAGGCTTGAATGCGGCCACACCGAAGTGCGCAAAAGAATCATGCCGACAAAGAAGATTGCATGCACATCATGCGTCCTCGCCGGCCAGATGGATGACCGCGTTTCTGATATTGCGGTCCGGTCAGCAAAAATTATCGAGCCGATGGATGTGATGGACATTCTTGGTGACGACCTCTACGGGTTTGCCAATGAAGTCGACATCAGCAAAGCACAGGCAGCAATTGCTCTCCGTATTGGAGTTCCGGTTGACTCAGTTGACGTCGTTGCCGAAGTGGGGCCGGATGGAGAACTGAAAATAAGCTATGCGACGATATTTATCGAGGCATCGCTGGTGTACAGGCTTATCGCCGGCGATTAAGCGCCTTCACCGACGTTGATGACGGTGTGCAGCTTGTTGTCCTTGAACTCAATAATCTCGAGATTCAGGGCCTGAATGATTGCTTCGGCCACATCGGCTATTGAGTCCATCTCCTTTTGGAGCTCGTCTTTTGACGAAAATTCCGTTGGGACAACACCCATAAGCATCATAAGCTCCCCTTTTAGGTGCTCAAACAGGGCTAAACGGCCCTCATAAATATTTTTGTTCTCAGCCATGGACAAGACGCTACCACGCTGTTAGAGTGTCTCCAGGCAATCAAATACGTATTGGAGTTAAACAATGTCAACGCCTATTACCCTTATCGGAAACCTCACGGCAGACCCGGAGCTCAAGTTCTTCGAAGGCGGAACTGCAAAGGCAACAGCCAGCATCGCCGTCAACGAATACTGGACTGACAAAGATGGAGAGCGTCAAGAAAAGACCTCTTACTTCAACCTGGTCGCATGGCGTCAAACAGCTGAAGACATCTGTCGCACAACATCAAAGGGCATGCGTGTCATTGTTGTTGCTAAGCCAGAGCAGCGCACATGGGAAGACAAGGATTCCGGTCAGAAGCGTTCAGTCGTCGAGTTCGTAGTGAGCGAGATTGGACCATCTTCACGCGGTCTCGAGTCAGCTGAGCGCAAAGCCAGCACCTCGAACGGCGAAGGCGGAGCACCAAAGCGTCCAGGCGCAAAGGGCCCAGCAGCATCACGCAAAGACATCCCTGAGGACGACGAACCGTTCTAGCCAAGATTTGCTGAGGTAGGGACACCTCGGTCAAGTAAAGCCCCCCTTGCTCTGATGAGTGAGGGGGCTTTTTACGTATATGGGGTATACGGGGCTAGCAAGCGGTTGTTTGCTATCCAGCCTGCTGGATATGCGAACACGGGAATCTAACTTATAGAGACGAAGTTGAGTTATTTTTTATGACCAGAGGTCGGGGTAGTGCAACAGAGTGAAACGGACTCGACCGTTGGTCGTAAAAAATACGAGACGAGTAGTTAGGGCGGGGCTACCGAGGGGGTAGTTGACAAACTTAAATCGGCTCTGTATATTACAGCTACCTACTATTACTATCAGGAGACATCATGTCACTTACAATCAACGCCTGGCGCGAGCATCGTGCATGTGTCGGAGTGCCGACCGAAAACTTCTTCCCGCGCACACGTGGCATTGCAAAGCACACAATCGAAATCTGCGACAAGTGTCCAGTCAAGTGGGACTGTCTGAATTACTCAATCATCAACGGTATTGAGCACGGTATCTGGGGCGGCAAAACAGAGAGCGAGCGCATCCGTGTTATTCGCGCATATCAAAAGCTCGCCGGCCGTCCTGAAGTTGAACCCGTCCTTTAGAATTGGAGCATGAGCTCTAACGACAACGGACACGTATTCATAGCCGACGACCATCTTGTTCTCGACTTCCCATACGACAAAGAACTTGTTGCAGAGCTAAAGCAGATACCCGGAGCAAAGTGGGACAAGCTCGCGAAAGTCTGGCGAGCACCATTGTCTTCTATGTCTCGCATCCGTGAGTATGCAAGCTTCGCCGGCATGAACATGGACCGTGACGTAATGCTGTTCGATGTTCCGGAAATGAAGAACAAAGCTTCCGGTCTACTCGAAGACGGTGCATGGATTTATCTTAGCTTTCTGTACGACCCTGTAAAGGTTCGCTCCGTTAAGCGTTTGTCAGGAGTTACTTGGCATGCGAAGTCAATGGCATGGCGAGTTCCGTCAACATCTATCGGTGAAGCAATCTCTTGGGCCGACAAGTTCGGTGAGAATGTTCCGGAAGACTTGCGCGAAAAAGCGCGACTAATCATCGAAGAACAAGAAGAACGAACAAGTGCTTCCCGCGCAACCGATGCAGACATACAGATTAAGGGAATCAGCGCAGAGCTTCTTCCCTATCAGCGTGCCGGCGTTCAGTATGCATTGAATGCAAGTCGCTGTTTTATCGCTGACGACATGGGACTCGGCAAGACACTTCAGGCAATAGCGACCATGCAGAAAAACTGGGAAGACGGAAACGTAACTTTTCCCGTCGTTGTTGTTTGTCCACCGACCCTTGTTCTCAACTGGGCCAAAGAAATAGAAAAATGGATACCAGGAAGTCTTGTTGCAACAGTAACTAACCGCAAAGACTTTCCAACATACGGAGAGTATGACTGGCTTATCGTTGGTTACTCAAACATCTCTCACTGGGAGGAGCGGTTAAAGAATCACAACTCTTACATCTTCGATGAATCTCACTACGCAAAGACACCAACAGCAAAGCGTACAAAAAGTGCTATAGCCATTGCGCGAACGGCAGATAAGCATGGAACCGTTTTATGTTTAACCGGAACACCGATAACAAACAAGCCAGCAGAATACGCTTCGCAGCTTGACATTCTCGGCAAGCTCGACAGCTTCGGCGGTCTGTGGGGATTTTATCGTCAGTATTGCGGAGCTTATAGAGACAAATTTGGCCAGTGGCACATTGACGGTGCAACAAACCTTGAAGAACTAAACAATGCTCTTCGTGCAACGTGTTACATACGACGAACAAAAGACCAGGTGCTTAAAGAGCTGCCCGAAGTGCGACATAGTCCTGTTTATATCCAGATGGATTCCAAGTCATCTGCCGAGTACAAGAAGGCCAAAGACGACATCGTTAAGTTTGTTGTAGAGCGTGCTAAGGAGATAGCAAAAGAACTCGGTGAACCGATTGGTTCTAGTGCTGTTCGTGCAAAGATTCGCGCTGAGTCGAATGAGCATCTCGTACGCATTTCTGTTCTTCGCCGGCTTGCAGCTAAAGCAAAGACAAAAGCAGTAGAGGAGTTCGTGGACTCTCTTGTTGAGTCCGGAGAGAAGTGCGTAATAGCGGCGCACCATCGGGAGATTGTTAGCGGTCTGGCTGAGAAGTATGGCAACCGAAAAATACAAGGCGGTATGGATGTCATCGACGTCGAAGAAGCGAAGCGTCAGTTTCAAGAGATGTCGGCAGAAGAAGCTCCGGTAATCGTTTTATCTATTCAGGCCGCAAAGACTGGACACACACTCACCGCCGCATCAAATGTTTTGTTCGTAGAGCTCCCGTGGACGCCCGCCGATGTGGACCAGACATACAGTCGATGCCACCGATTGGGTCAAAAAAACGCCGTCAACGCAATTTATTTTTTGGCTCAAAACACAATAGATGAAGAAATCTTTGCGCTCATCGAGCAAAAGCGAGAGATTGTAAACGCTGCAATTGAAGGCTCTGGCCATGATTCGGGCTCAGAAACAGTTGCTCAAAAGATGGTCATGAGCTTTTTCGATTTAGCCGTAGCTACGGCATAGGTTGACGATACCCGAACTGCTAGGGTATAATTTACAGATACCACTACTGCCATAACACGGGTCGCGAGGCTTAGCCCCACCCGTCGCCCTTATCCCTCGACGGAAGGAATCCGTATGATTATTCGCCGTTTATTTATATCCATTTGTGCCACATCATTGTTGGTGGGCATTGCTCCGACAGCAGTGTCAGCTAGCGGCACGGTGCACCCGGAACTGGCAGCACAGCTTCGCACCCGCAAGGCTGGCTCCATCAAGTTCTGGGAAGCTGTCTCCTGGTGTGAAACGAACCATAAGTGGAATGACGGCGGATATTACTCTGGAGGCCTAGGAATGGCTCAGTCGGCATGGGAAGGATATGGCGGACGTCAGTTTGCATCACGTCCATCCAAGGCAACTAAGGAAGAGCAAATCATCATTGCAAATCGTGTTGCGTTTTTGGGCTTTCAAACAAAGAACGTGTTCCGCAGTCTCGACGACAAGCTAAACAACCGCCCGTTTTTCCGTCCTGCGATTGGATGGCGTAACTCCAGCAACTGGGGTAGGGGTTGTATCAACTGGAAAACACGCAAGCCATTGCGAGATAGGTATACCGAAGCAGGTATGGCTGAGTGGAAGAAGACTCGGCCAGGATACAAAGACCCTTCAGCAAGGGTGTCTTCTCAAAGTATCGCCGGCAAAGAAGTCAAACGTTGCCCTCAGTGGGAAGCTCAGCTTAAGGCTCATGGGCTCGTACCCGTTAAGCGATTTAGTTACCTGATGTGGCGCGAAAGCCGCTGCCAGAAAAAAGTTATTGGGTGGAATTACCACAAAGGGATGAGCCATAAAGACTGCAAGCTGGCTCCAGCAAAAATCTACAAAAAGTGTCCTGCCGTGAGGTCTTACGATAGTGGTTTGCTTCAAATAAATTCTTCTTGGAAGACTTTAACGGCCCGAGTTTGCAAGTCTAAGTGGGGCGACCTGAAGCCACTGCTGACCGCCGAGTGCAATCTAAAGGTTGCTAAAGCTCTACTTGACGACGGTGGCTTTGAACACTGGAAGGCCACTTCCGGTTCAGGTAAGTAACTAAGGCTTGGTCGTCGCGCGATAAGCGGCGTAGGCACCAAAAGCCATCGCCGGCACTGCTAGGAGCATTGGCAACAGAAGCACGTATACGCCCGTGAGCGTCATCGTAAGCGTCCAAATTAGACGTCGGTCATCCTGGTTCATTCTTAGAGCTTAATGCCGTAGGTCTTGCGATAGTACGCCCTAAGCGCCTTATCAGCTTTAAGTGTTCCGTGCGTACTGTAGACGCGTCCACCCATTTCTTCCGGGGGGATAATCTTGTACGTACTGTTCTTCGCTTGAATTACCTTGAATCCGAGACGTGTGAGCTCGGCAAAAAGCTCTTTGATGGCTTTGCTGCCGTGTGTCCTTTGGGCCATAGTATTCTCCTTTTGTTTCTCCTATTAAACAGGAAGTCTCGGACAAAAGCAAGTTCTAAAAAATATATTGTTTGGGGGTTGCGGCGACCCCTCCTCGGCAGTTATGGTTTTGCCACCAAGGAATTGGAAAGGAAAACATGAGCGAATATCAATCAATAATCTCAGACAAGACAAAGTCAAAGCGAGGCCGTAAGCCTCTGACTCCAGAAATCAAGGCTCAGCGTCTTGAAATCCAGAAGCAGAAGAACCGCCTCCGTCAAGAAGCTCGCCGTCGTGCGTCAATGGTCCTCCAGCACCGTTACGCAGAGGAGTTCGAAGCTCTTTACAAGGCTGAGTTTGCGAGCATGGAGACACCAGCTCAATAAGACCGCATGCGCCGAAAGGCTGCATGTAGAAAACGCCCCCGGCTTCCCCTTTCTCCGGGGGCGTTTTCGCGGGCCCTTAGCTCAGTTGGTTAGAGCGCCGGACTCATAATCCGTTGGTCCTGGGTTCAAGTCCCAGAGGGCCCACCAAGAAGAAAGAAAAACCATGTACATATCTCGACTGCACCGCAAGAAGAAACTTGACATCATTGCTCATTCGTTAGCCAAATCAGGAATCCCTATTTGGGGAGGAATACCGGAGCTGATAGTTAAAGACCTAAAAGCAAACGGATATGTTGTAAAGAAAAAGAAAAAATAATGACTAACAAACCAGCAACGGTCCAAGATACGCTCGCGGACAAATACCCTCGACTTACCTTTCGGCTCAACCAGGCCCTCTTAACCAAGGTTAATCATCTCTCGCGTTCACAAAACATCACACGTGGACAAGTAATCCGTGAGGCTCTTGAGATGTACTACAAGGTGCATAAACCTTAAATAGGTTCGGGCTAGTTAATGAAGCGAATCAAGGGAAACCCTAAAGGTGCTCTGGCGTCATGGATGCGCCAGAATGAAGATGTTCCAGGAGTTCCAGAAGCTCTAGCAAAGTACAAGAAGAAGCTAGGCTTCAGCGACGATGAGTTTAAGTACGCATCTGCATTGCGCGAGAAAGCCGAGATGGAAATGCGACACAATGCCGGCTTCGCAAAGCCAAAGCCAGGCCTTTACTTCAAAGAGAGTACGCAGATTGTGTACCGAGTAGACAAGACGGGCAACACGTGCTCTTGGCGTCCCACCACCCGCGATTGGTGGTCTAAGACCGGAGACATGGTTAAGCTAACGAGCGACTACGCTGCCGGCAAAACGGTACAACTTACTGAAGAGCTAGCTTCAAAGCTCGGCCTAGAGGCTGGAATATGTGTGGTTTGCGGCAAGGCCCTTACTACAAACAAGAGCAAAGAGATAGGCATCGGACCAACATGCCTGAAGTCGTTTACTCGAATACAGGGCTAAATCCAGGCCCTTGTAGCTCAGCGGTAAGAGCAGCATCCTTATAAGATGTTGGCGGTGGGTTCAACTCCCATCAAGGGCACCAGGCTTATACTGTGGTTATGGTAATCGACCTTGATAAAAACGCATTTCACGAACTAATCGGCAGCTCAATTAAGCCCGTCGTTGTACAGGTATGGGCACCGTGGTGTGGCCCGTGTCAATACTTTAAGCCGATTATGGAATCGCTTGCTTCAGACTATGACGAAGACATTGCTGTGGCCAGAATAAACATGGACGAACAGTTGGACTTAGCCAGAGAGCTAAACGTCATGGACATACCCACTGTTATCGTTTTCAATAACGGTCGTCAAGACAAGGTGATTGTCGGAGCACACGAGAGAGAAGACATGGTCACCTATCTCGACAAGTATCTCACCCGTTAGGTTCCGGACGCTCTTCCCACGTAAGTTCATCGGTGGAGAAGTACGTTTTGTACTCAGGCATGAATGAACTATCCGACACCTTCACCCATGTCCACGCATAGGGGCAGCATGGCGGTGTTTCAATACCGTTCATAGAGTCATGCTCGTTCATGTTTGGATGGCCGCCACGAACCCGGGCAATTTCTTTAAGCGCAGGAAAGGTGTCAAGCATCTTTACGCAGCAGTCATGGCACATATGAACCATGAATTCCTCTTCGCTTTTGCCGGTGGCATCGATTATTGAGTCAGTGAACCCGCTGTAGTGGCCAAGAGAGACCCAGTTAAAGCTCCAGCCGCCATCAAGATATGGCGAATCAAACACTATTCCGGAAGGCTCTTTGCAAAGGCTGCATGACGATGTATTTTTCATAACTTTTATGATACAAAGTTTTCAGAAAAACACAACGTGGCTTTGATTACATCGCAGAGATTTGGATGTCGTGAAAGAAGTTACGAATTTCAAGAGCGATTACGCCTCGGTCCGACTTGTCTTTTGACATTTCTTCAAGGTCAACGACCTCAAATGCGTGGTCAAAAAACTCAGGCATGCCTTTGTCGTTGTACGCGTAGCTCGCTGTTGCTGTCACGAATGGCTCATCAAAACCGTAAGTGATGCTAGCAAGGGCTTGGCACACATCGCTGTCTGGCCGAGTAAGGAAATCGTCACCCAAGCTCGTTGTTGCTTCGCGTGATGTTTCGCTGTATGCACCAATCTCACGCATGTACGTGTCGGAGACAAGAGAAACGACCAGTGGTTCACCCCACTTGGCGTAGCACTTCACGAGAGTTTCGCGAACCGCAACCATTGGGTCCTGACCCTCTTCGCCTTCAATTACGACTGCATTGGTTTGGTAGTCGTCTCCATCCTCTGAAGATGTCATGTAAACAATCAGTGGCTCAAAGTCATATGGGCCGCTGTTTTCGTGGCAGAGCTCGGCTTTACGCTCTTCTGCGGTGTTGGTCAAGTTCATTGCGATTCCAGCAAGAGCGCGGACCTGAATGGAGTGTTCCTGCAGCCCTGGGATATTGAGCGGGCTCCCCTCGCTGTTCATCATGTCTTCCAGGATTGTGCGCTGCATGAACTCAAGCATTTCAAAGGTAAAGAAACCGTCGTTCTCCATGCATTCAAGGATGTATCGCATCTTTGCCTCTGTGGCGGTGTCGTCGTACTTTTCCCACCCGTCTTCGTTTGTCATGATGTCGATGAATTCCTTCATCTGCGCCTTAATTAATTCTGGTTCTGCTTGGCCATCTTGACAAATTTGGCTAAAGCTCTTTTTTTCTGAGTTGTCGTGGTTGAACATGGGTGTAAATATAGGGGAGGTGCAACAAGAATGCAAGTCGGTCGCATACAATTTGGATAAATTGAGCAGAGACGGACGGAAAGCAACATGGCACACGACCTTGACTTCACAAAAGACGGAAAAGCAAGAATGGCGTACGCAGGACATGTCGTGCCCTGGCACAGGCTTGGGACGTCCGTAAGAGAGCTTCAGACAGTAGATGCGATGCTAGAGGCCTCCTATACGGATTACGACGTCATTTTGACGAAGGTTGCCGCGGTGGACGACAACGGGAACCTGATTCGGAACATAGATGGGCAGCCCGTGATGATTTCTGACTCCAGAGCCACCCTGAGAATGGATACAGACGGTTCCTTTAACTCCCTAGCAACCGTAGGAACCAGGTACGAGGTGAGGCAAAACAAAGAGGTTCTTGAGAGGGCTCTTGCCGTGGTAGGTGCATCTAATGGCGATGCCGTGATTGATACCTGTGGAGCACTGCGCGGAGGGGCCAGGTTCTTCGCAACGATTGACCTTGGAGCCATCATCATTGACCCGGCAGGAGTAAATGACAAGATTGGACGCTACCTAGTGGTGTCGACCGGACATGACGGTGTGTGGCCGATTAGGTACGCAAACACTGACATTAGAGCCGTATGTAGCAATACTGTTGTTCTCGGCCTCCAGAGAGCACAGCGGGTATTTACCGCACGACACACACGCAATGTCGACCTAGCGATGGATGACGCACGAACGGTTCTCAACCTCTCTACCGCGTGGTCAGAGGCCTTTACGAAGGAAGCCGAGCGGATGCTACGTATTAACACGAACCCTGCAAATGGAAACGTAGACAAGGTCCTTAATGGTCTCTTCCCAATCAAGTCTTCAGAGTCCGACAGACAGCGCCGCAGACGTGAAAGTATTCAAGAAACAATTAGAACACTTTACTTAAACGAGAAGAACGCGGCAAAGTACGGGCACAATGGCTGGTCGCTTTGCAACGCTATCGGTGAGTATTTAGACCACTATCGTGAGTCAACACCGGCAGAAAGAGCTGCTGCAAGTATGGATGACACTTCTCATGCAACCCGCATGAAATTGCAGGCCTACAACCTGGTGTTATCATTGAGTTAATGAGTAATGAAGGCTTTGATGGCGAAGATGACTTTATGGAAGACGGCTTTAATGGTGAGTCGTTTATGGAGCAATTGCTTAGTTTTAAGCCATCTATGTTGGACGCTTCCAACGACGACGATGGCATATTTAACTCTCTAAATGACATAGCCCAGTTCGTTAAAGAGGCCTATGGCGACTCCGGCATGTACACATTGATGTGTGCCATAGAGGCGCAGACCGGGTGGAGCCTCGAGATTGTCTCGACCAAAGGAGACCTTGAGCAAGCCCTGTGGGAAGATTACGGAATCTTTGACGAAGCAGCATGGCTAAAAGCTCGCAACTCACAATACTGGGACATGATGGTGAGAGAAATCTATACTCTGTCGAGCGTCTGGAATAGATATATCGTTGCATCTGTTGCGGAAAAGCCTGTACCATTCAGCATTCGAATGAAACACGCATGGCGGGTGTTGACACGGCGCTTCTAGTGCTTTAGTGTCGCTCAATCGCGGCAAGGAGCATCATGCAAATAGACAGTCCTCCACGCAACGGAGCTTGCTTTGGGAAACCTGTTTCGTGGTTCTTCCCTGATACTCGCACTGTCGGCATAACCAAGAACGCCAGAATGGCTCTAAACATCTGTGCAGAGTGTTCCGTCAAGCAAGAATGCGCAGAGTATGCGCTTAAATGGGAACTGCATGGCATCTGGGGAGGACTCACTGAGCGCCAGCGAAAAGTAATTCGCAATGAGCGCGGAATTATGCTAGAAACTCCCGGCTACCAAGACCCATCTTTAATGAGGATACGTCCATGACACAAACACCTGTAGAGAACGTGCTAAGTAAGCTTCGCAACGTAAAGAAGGCTGGTTCAAACTGGCACGCAAGCTGCCCGTGTCGTGTTGACGATGACAACCCATCGCTGTCTGTTAAAGAAGGTGACGATGGACGTGTGCTGATGTCCTGTCACTACGGTTCGCCATGCAACGTGACTCAAATCTGCGAAGCAATGAAGATTAAGGTCAAAGACTTGTATCCACCCGAGAAGCAGGTAGCAGTAGCATCCAGTGCAAAGCGCAACAAGCTCGTAAAGGCCTATCCGTACTGCGACGAGGATGGCCTCCTGCTTTTTGAAAAGCTTCGCTACGTTACGGAAGATGGCAAGAAGACATTCCGCCAACGCCGTCCTGACCCGTCAAACCCAACCAAGTATCTGTACGACCTTGATGGAGTGCGCAAGGTTTTGTACAACCTTCCGGCAGTGGTTAAAGCAGTCAAAGAAGGCGAGCCCGTATGGATTGTTGAAGGCGAGAAAGACGCTGACACTTTAATCAGTATGGGCATCACTGCTACGACAACAACGCTCGGTGCAGGGTCATGGGAAGCAGAGCACACCCGTCCTCTTATTGGCGCGTACATTGAGATTATTGCAGACAACGACAAGCCCGGTATTGAGCACGCTATCGATGTTGCGACAAAGCTTCGTGCAGCAGGATGCACTGTGAACACTTGGGTTAGCAAAGACTTCAAGGATATCTCTGACCACATTGGTGCCGGCAAAGAGTTTGATGAGCTTTCCGAACTTGGTGAGAACGGAGAAGTCGTAGAGCCTGACCTTGCGAGCGATTTCGTAAAAACAGTTCGCGACAAGATGCTTGATGTCTTCAAGAACAATGACCTTGACGACTCGCAGGTGTTTGCGCGCCTTGCTGTGATTCTTGGGAGTGCCCCAACAGAAACCAAGCGTGCAGATGATGGTCGTCTTGTCAAGTGGTCTGAGTTCATTCAGGAAGAGATTGACGAGAGCTACCAGTGGGTTATCCCTGGCGTAATCGAGAAGCAGGAACGAGTTATCGTCGTCGCGGCTGAAGGTGTTGGTAAGACAATGTTGGCTCGCCAGATTGCAATCTGCTGTGCTGCCGGTATTCACCCGTTCACTTATCAGCGCATGCCGCGTGTACGAACACTTACTGTCGACCTTGAGAACCCGGAACGCATCATCAAGCGTACGTCTAGCAAGATTATGTCTGCAGCTATTGGACGCGGGTTCACAGACGACGTTGATGCTCACTTGTTGATTAAGCCAGATGGTCTTGACCTGTGCAGTAAGGAAGATAGGGCGATGCTTGAAGCCCACATTGAGCGAGTTAAGCCTGAGCTAATTTGCCTCGGTCCTCTCTACAAGTCCTATATCGACTCAGGCACTCGTACATCAGAAGCTTTGGCTATCGAGGTGGCTCGCTACCTTGACCAGATTCGTGACGTTTATGGATGTGCGCTATGGCTTGAGCATCACGCCCCTCTCGGCTCCATGGGTTCCCGAGACCTTCGCCCGTTCGGTTCGTCTGTTTGGTCTCGCTGGCCTGAGTTTGGCCTCGCGCTACAACCCGACCCGACCGCAACAGAGGGATTCGTGTACGAAGTGCGCCATTTCCGAGGTGCTCGTGACGTACGTGAATGGCCTACTAAAATGAAACGAGGAACTCTTTTCCCATTTGAGGTCCTCGAATTCATGAAAGTCGATTAGTTATGGCAAACAACAATGCTCTGTCCAGGGAGTTCCTGGCAGAAAGAGACCTACGAATCTTCAAGATGAGACAGGCTGGAGTGGCAATTACAGAGATTGCCAGACGTTTCAACATGAGCTCATCTTCGGTCAACGCCTCTATAAGACGTCAGCTCGAGAAGATGAACAGAGAGGCTCTCCTTGCCTATCCAGAGGTACTCAGGCTTGAGCTAGAGCGTCTAGACGCCCTGCAGCAGTCCATCTGGCCAATGACGCAGCACAGGCGCGTTACGACAGAGGATGGCACAGAGATGAACGTAGAGCCCGACATGAAGGCAATTCAGCAGGTTCTGTCAATCATGGATAGGCGTTCAAAGCTTCTTGGCATGGAGCAGAACAGCATAAATGTCCACATGGATATAAATGCCCAGCAGATACCGGTACGAGCAAGCCTCTCTGGAGCAGAGAAAGACACAGTTGCCCTGTCTAACTTCTCGCCCGAGAATGAAGCCCGTCAGCTTCTTGAGATTATGGGCCGTTCAGGAGTTCTGCCTAGAGAGACCGTAAATGCAATACTCTCTGGTGGAGAGAAACAGCAAGACATAATCGATGCCGATGTTGTTGACCCGGAGGAAAACAATGAGCAATGACGAGAACATCGACAACATAGAGGCTGCGATGGACAAGCTTGCTGAAACGCTTGAGCCAACCCGCAAGCCCGGAACAGGCTCTACTCCCGGTGAACCAGCAATGAAGCAGGTAATCATCCGAGCAACGGAGTTTGACCAGGAAAGATGGAAAGTGGCTGCCGAAAAGCAGGGCGTTTCGCTAGCTGAATTCGTCCGTCGTGTTTGTAACGACGCTAGTTCTCGTGAACTTGACTGTCCTCACCCGCCGCACATGCGCAAGGTTTATCCGTGGTCGGAAAAGTGCACCGCCTGTAATAAGCGAATTCGTTAATACCCTGAAATCTTGTCGTCAAGCTTGTTAAACAAGCGCTGATTAGAGTTCATCAACGCTGCATTCGCACGTCGTTGTGCGTTGAGAAGGGCGTCTTTGCGCCTAACCATTAGCCCCAAGGCGATGATTGTGATTATTGCTGCTATGTCTGCTGTTGTACGCATGTAAGAGAAAATAGCAAAAGCCCGGAGGTATTTGGTGGATACCTCCGGGCTTTTGTGTTTGGCCTATTTTACAGGGCAAGCTCCGGTTGAGCAGTTGTCCAAATCAAGGTCTTCGTCGAATGCATCTGGAGCAATAGCCACAGAGAAGTCAACCTTTCCAAGAAGCTTCTCGTAGGAGGCCTGGTCAATCTCCTCGTACGGAGGAAGAGGGAAGTTGTGGTCTGCGTGAAGCAAGAACGACACCGACTTAACACCCGTGTCATAGTTGTCTGCAAGCCATGCCTTGATAGATGGAAGCTCTTCCTTGCGGTAGTAGACGGTGACCGATACTGCGTTGTCAGCCCACTCTGTCTGCATCTTCTTTACCCATTCAAGTTGCTCAAGGGCTGTCATCTCGGCAGCGAGAACAGAACCCTCTGGAGACTGGCATGGGAACTCGACTACGTAGCGACTGTGGTCTTCACGTCCATCGATTCCGATGTCCCAAACAACCTTGTACCCACGCTTGCGACATGCATCAACAAGTGGGTCTGCTGCACCGAAGCGAACGCGGCGAATGTAGTAGCGAGCAAACGCTGGGTGTACGCCAGGCGTAACGCCAGGAAGAAGTGACAAGGTACCCGAAGGCTGAACAGTCGTGAGACGAACAGACACTGGAAGGTTGTTGGCCTTTGAGTAAGCAACGTCGTAGTCACGAAGGTGCGTGTACGCAGGGTCAAGCCATGAAAGCTGTTCTGCAGAAGCCTGAAGGATTCCGGTAATTGACTGTCCAAGTCGAGCGTTCTTGCGAACGATTGCAGACGTCTTCTCGTATGGGTAATCCATGCGTGTGATGTTCTTCTGCGTCTTGTAAAGAAGCTCGCTGATTTCCTTGAACTGCTCTAGCGACTCAATGTTTGGAAGGAACAGTGTTGCAAGGTTGCACGACTCACCATCAGCAAGTCCAATCTCTGCACATGGGTTAAAGCCTTCGATTGAGTTGTCTGTACGAACTTCACCAAGGCGACCGAACTTACGAGCAAGGCGGCGGTTAACGAGCCCGTATGGCTCACCCGTTCCGTCATAGCCCTTCCAAAGCTCTGCTTGAATCTCGTCGTAGTAATCGGCATAGATGCTGTTGTTTGAGTTTGCACGGTAAGCAGGGATGTTTCCGCTACCCCAGTTCTTTGCACGCAAGAACAGGACGTCGTCTGGGTCGCCAATCGCAATCTGTGCAGAGCGACGAGAAGAACCCGATACGACAATCTTGCCGATGATGTTGCAGATGTCAAGAACGTCGATAGAACGAAGCTTCTTGCCAATTCGGTTGTCCATTACTTTGCAGATGTCTGCAATGCCTTCGATGAGCGCGCCAGGTCCGCTTGCTGTTCCACCAAACGTTTTGAGTGGTGCTCCAAATTCGCGAATCAAAATTGTGGAGTAAGAGAACGACTTGCCAGTTTCAAAGTACGACTTCAACACGCTGTGAAGAAGACGACGCCATCCCTGACGAGAGTCCGGAACAATGATGTCTGCATCGTTGCTACGTTCGTGAGTGATAGACACACCCGTCTTCACTTTTGGAAGTTCGTGAATCTTCGAACGCTCCACAGAGAAGCCAACGCCTCCACCAAGCATGAGGTAATCAAAGAGAAGCTCGAAGTCTTCAATCTTTTCGATGTTGGTGAAGTAGCAGTTGTTAAGAGAGGTTCCGTTGAACTGCTTTACCAGTGGTGTGCCGAGCTGCCAGAGCGCACGACCAGAGAAGAGGCAACGAAGATTGAACATGTGGTCAAACAGTGTTTCTGCTTCTTCTTGCGTGTAAGGAACGCCCACATTCACTGCGCCATCAATTACGCGGCGAATCGTTTCAATGAATGACTCATTGCGCTCAGCGCCTTCAATCTTGCGACTGTAGGTGCGAAGAAAAACGATTTCTCCAAGGCCACCAAAGCCCCATGGAGGTGTTTGCGTCTTGTATTTAGCAATGAATTCGTCGGACAGGATTGACATATAAACCTCTTGTTTTATTGAGTGGACAACGATTGTACACCGATGTACCCGAAGAGTAAAGCCTAAATAATCCCTAACTCTTTTGCCTTTTCGACTGTCACATATGAACCCGCACGAGCAACAAGAATTTTCGCTTTTGTAAATGGAGTTATCTGCTTTTCTTCAACTATGTCTTTTTCCACAAGTATCTTGTGGTCTTTGGACAAAGAGCCAAGGGATGTGGAGACGCCAATTATGTGTTCTGGCTCAGCAGTGGGCGTCGTACAATCGCCACCTAAGTGTCCGCACACAATGCATGGTTCACGATTTGCTCGGAAGAAAGGGATATCCCCAAATAGCATTTCCGGCGTGTCACTCATGGGACAATATTAGAGCAATAAGTGGGTTGCCTGGGACTCGAACCCAGAACCTGCGGATTAAAAGTCCGTTACTCTGCCAATTGAGTTAGCAACCCGTATTAACGAAGCGTAATAATCACGATTACAGCAACCGTCCACCACAGTATTGCCGCGTATACAAAGTTCTTTAGTGGATTCATGGTTTATTCCCTCCGGTAGGGTTTCGCCGGCAAGGCAGGATTCGAACCTGCGGCCTTCGGATTAGAAGTCCGTTGCTCTATCCAGCTGAGCTACTTGCCGATTTCTAATTATGCCCCTATGATGACCCGTAGTCAAGCAAAGGGAGAAATAATGCCTCGCAAACCAGTACCACACGCAATCCGCTTTCCGGACTACGGAATCCCAAATAGCGTAGTTCAAGCGGGTTCATCGGCACAGAAGATTCTGTACTTCGCACTCTTTAAGAAGTGTGCATTCAGCTATGAGCAACACATGGCATTCCGTATCAAGCAAATCCGCAAGGACCTCTGGCTTCATGGAATGAACAAGATGGTAGGACTCGGCTACATGGCCGAAGCAGGGAATGGCGAATACATCATTACTGTGTCGGGTGCCGATGCTGTACGTCGCATTGGCAATAGGAACGCAACACGGCGTTCAAAGGCAAACGAGTCTAAGGACGCTTGAACCAAGCAAGGACGCGCTTACGAAGCGTCTTTGACTTGATGTCATTTGCTGTGATTAGTTCAGCAACATAGCTAAACGCTGCCTGAGGAGCGATACCCGAAACACTTGTGATTAGTTCGCGTGCTTCTGTCACAGCTTCTTCAACACTGTCAACAACATCATTGACTTCTGCTTCTACAGACTCAATCTGCTTTGCCTTAGCTGGACGACCTGGCTTCTTCTTAGCTTGTGCTGGCGTAGTTGCCTTCTTAGCTGCTGCTGTTTTGCCTGCTGCCTTCTTGGCTGGTGCCTTCTTAGCTACTGCTTTTTTCTGTACTGGTTTCTTTTTTGCTGCCATAAACGAGACAATATCACCCGTATTGCACCCGTAGTGCATGTGTCTAAAGTAGCCTTTCGTAATGGAAGACGTTCTGAGAATAGAAGACACAATCGATAAGGTGGCATTCGTCTTAGAGTCTGCATCTATAGCCAAAGAGATGGTTGTCAAGGACGCCGGCATTGGTGAGGACTTGACCTTCGGTCTCTATGCATGGAGAGACGATTGCTTGGTAGCTATTATTCAAATGGAGCCTGAGCACATGTGGACGGACAGGTACGAACGCTTCAAGAAGCTGACTAATGCTGTGTGCATATTGCGCAAAGGGTGGGGTGCCGATGAGTTCACTCTCGTAGCTGAAGGGTATTGCAGCACTAACCCGGAAGCCACCCGTGGGCTTGAGTTGAGCGATGCGTTCACGACCATGGATGAGGTTCGTTCGTGTCTTACCTTCACTCATGTCAACGAGAACGAGACAGCGATAGTGACACGTCCTTACAGGCTGACATGGCCACGTAAGGTGGAGTATGACGAAGAGATGTACTATCCTGGCGAGTCGATACTAAGACGCAACGATGGTGTGATACCTGCGATGATGCTACGTGCGATAGACAGCGTTGAGCCTGATGTGATTCCTGAGGATGATGCCGCGTATCATGAGGCACTAAGCGATGGACTGCTAGACGAGGGGTTCTCGATTAGATGCTTCTAGTACCTTGTTGCTTGACAGGTAGGCAGTAGGTATGTCAGAGCTTCAGTGGTCTTGGCTGTTGGCATTCATGGGTATTACTGGAATGTACTTCGTTGGCAAGAAGAGGTGGGAAGCTTTCCTCTGGCTGATTGTGATGGAGTGTCTGTGGATTGTGTTTGCTATACAGACCAAGACGTATGGCTTCATAGTTGGCTCTGTTGCCTACATGGTTGTGTACACAAGAAACGCAAAGCTATGGAGAAGCAGTGACGACAAGAGTTGACTTACCCGGTAGCTCACCCGTATGCTCTAAGTCATGAGCGACTACGACAAAGACGACTTACAGAAGGACCTGTACCTGATGGTCAAGGCTGGACTGCTAGACATCAACATGCGAGAAGATGGGCAGTGGTTATACAGTGCAAGCGAAGCTTCTAGGAACATGACAGAAGAAGAGAAGATGGCTATCATCTCTCGCTTAGACGACTTCGACACTGAGGATTAGAGTCACCCGTAAGCTCACCCGTGATGCAGTTTGAGCAGCGCCCTCACCATCGCCGGCCTACGACCTAAGGTTTCATTGGGATATCAGCAGAGCTGAGCTTATGCTCGATGTGTCCAACGATTGCTGACAAAGGTATAGAGCCTGCATAGGTGAAGCACTTGATGTCGCCTGGGTAGAACGATGAAGAGAAGTCTTCGCTAGACATGTTAAGCAGCGAACTATCTAGGTCAGCGATGCGTACCTTGATTGCTACACCTGTATTGAACTTGTCGAATGCAGGTGCTGTGATGCTTTTGCCTTCGAATTCAAACTCTGTAACACCATTTAGGCGTACACCACCTGTCATGTTGATGAAACCTATGGCATAGATATCACGATTCACAAGCATGATAGGTACATCACTATCATGTGCAATGCCTTGCTCTAGTGCTTCAGCTACCTTGTCTGGCCAGGTAGGAATGTATAGGTACTCAAGCGTGTCGTTGATTGTCTCTGCCATCGCCGGCTTATCTCCAATAGTTAATGTATTCAGTAGGGTACAGGCTAGTCGGCTGTCCTATGTATGTCCGGTACCCGTGGGCGTATATCTCGCAAATTTTTTTCGTACGCCCAATTCGGGGGGGAAGACATGAGACAGTGCTCCATAGCAATCCGCTAATAGATTTATCAGAACCATCTCCGGTCGTCGGCTGGTCGTGATTGCTCAGGTGGTACTCGCTAGAAGTAGTCATCCATCGGCGGTAGTTCCTCGCCGGCGAAGAGTATGTCTCGCAGCACTGCGGCTATACAGTTGCT